GAATCGGCTGAATACCTACGTTGATACCACAATGGGTATTGTTTTGCATCTCCAAGTGGAGTGTGTTTTATAGCAATCCTAACGATATCTAAAGCAAATCCACGAACCATTGCTTCAAGTTTACGCTTGACTTCTGCTTTGTATTTCAAAATCTCTTTGTAGATTTGATCAGAATTGCTAGTAAGCATTACGATTTAACTCCAATTACCTTGAAAAAACAAATAAGCTGCCCGCCGACATATTCTTTAATTTGAGACACCGTATAAGTGTTTCCTTTATAGATAATCTTATCGTTTAAAGATGGAGTCAACTCATAAATATAAAAAGAGATGATCTCTTTACCAACTAAATCTGGGTAGTTGTACTGAGTCGCAACCTCTTGTTTTGGGTATGCCTTAATTACTTGAGTAGTGCTCGTAACAGAGTTAACACCAGTGTTTGCATCATAAGTTGAAACAATTTTCGTATATGTGCAATCTACACCTTGTCTACTAATCGCTCTTTTTGAAGCATTAAAAAATTGTAAAGACATTAGAAATATTTAGGAGTAATTGTTACATATCTATTACCGATTGGATCAACATAATTGTTGTCGGCAGTTTCATCATTTGTTGTCATCTCTTTATTGCTTATTCCACCAACCCATCCTTGAACATTGGTCAGGACTGGGTTCAAGAATGGATCACGCAGATACAGCTTCAATGACTCTCTGTATTGTTCTGCGGCTTTTGAACCTTTAATACTAAAAATATCTACTGTTTCATCTGAACGCATAGATAATTTTAGAAGAATACTTTTAGCTCCATCAATAGAAGCACGTGCAACTGAATTATTATTTTTGTCTAAAAAATACTGTATTTCATCATCAGACAAAAGAAGTAGTCCAATTTCAGTGTCCTGCAACTCAATTCGGACTTTTTCAATATTGGTCAACGCCATTTAGGACTCCTTTATAAAAACAAGGAAAGCCCCCGAAGGGGCTTTCACTAGTCTACGTCAATTAGGGCGTAGTTCCCTTGATCACGAGTTGAGGACGACGAACCACGTTAACGAAGTTTGTCTCTGCGTCGATATCAATACGTTCACCCTTCGGATCGCGGTAAGTCCACATATAGCCCGGTTCAGCAATCGTGTTAACAAAGTCAAATTTGTTAGCAGGACCGAAATATGTAACGAACACGTCTTGAGTTCCGACAGGAACAAACAAACATTCTTTAACAGCAACTAGGCGTTGTCCAACAAGAACAGTACGCACTTCGATGAAACGGATACCAGCGTACATGAATTCACGGTACAGACCACCAGCTTGTCCAGCAGAACCTTGCCCTGCACGGTTACGAAGAATTTGTTGTCCTTCTGTTGCGCTGTAGTAACGATATGCGTCCTTCACGTTTGCGTGCGCGATAAGAGCAGCAAAGAATTCAGGAGAAGCATAACCAATGATACCTGTGATGATGTCACCAGAGGTTGCTTTATCTTGCATATCTGCAATAACAGCTTCAACCTTAGCTACGACATCTGTTCCTGAATTGTTAAGTGCAAAGTCAACTGAAGTTTGTGAAATACCGAAGTCTGTGTAGAAGTTACCAGCAACAGTACCATTAGGAGCATAGATTGAGCCGTTTGCAAGAGTTTTCCAACGTGCTACTTCTTTTAGCACATCGAAGTTGTTCTGCATACGCTCGATTTTACGAGCAAGAACGGCGTCAGTTGTTTCAGCAGCAGAGGTTGAACCATAAGCACGCTTTCCTTGAACGTCTTGCGGAAGCACAGCATCTGCAAGTGGGAAGTGCGGAATAGCATAAGAGAAAATCTTACGCAATTCATCTTGGTTTGCTTGAGGCTTAGAACCGCGAACTTGGTCGCCGATCAAGGCAAGAGCATGGTCTTGTTGTTCGAAAGTGACAGTGTGTGTGCTAAGATATTCAGGCTGGAAAAGTCCAACTTCATTAAGCAGGGTCCATTTATTAGGTACAACTGCTAATTCTTTTGTATAGTCAACTACCTCAAAGGCGCTTGTATAACTACGAATAGTAGGCATTTTGAATTATTCCTTATCTATTAAACAACGTCTAGTACTTGGATGTTCTTGGCTTCAAGCGCGGCGTAGATAGCTGCTTTTTCAGCATCAAGATCGTGACTTGCGTGAAGTACGATAGTTTTGCCAACAGTAGCAGGCCCACGTAGAAGTACGAGCACCTTAGTGTCAGTAGTTGCAGGGATTGTTACAGCGTCCATAACGATTGCGTCAGCGGTTTGTGAACCGTCAGATGCTGTTTGTACGCATACTTTGTATTTGCCAGTAGCTGTTACTTTTCCAAGTACTGTGCCAGTAGCAAGAGTTTGTGCTGAGTCATTTACAGTAACAACTGCACGGCAGAAAGCAAGCTCTGAGGCATATTCGCTTTTTAGCCAGTTACTCAGGCGATATGTATCGGTTGCGATCAGCGCCATTATTTGTTTTCCTTATTGAATTTTGATTTTAGAATTGAACCCACGCCAGACTCTGATTGATTGTCTGTACCTGTCGCTGATGCGCCAGTTTCACGGAATAGAGCACTCTTTTCAATCTGTGTATAAACAGTTTGTACAGCAGCAACAAACGGTTCGAAATCTTCGTCGTTTAGTGCAAGTGCAGCTTTTACAATAATTGAAGCTTCTGGTGAATCTTTTACGATTTCTGTGACTTTTGCAGTCTTACTCTTAACAATTGCTTCTGCTTTTTCTTTCTTAAATTCTTCGATAAGGGCAGTTGCTTTTTGAAGCTCTACAGCCGTATCATCGAGAGATTTTTGAAGCGTAGCAACGTCAACTTGATCTTTAGTGTCTGACACTGATTTTTTCTCCATTGAATTTGCCTCCGCTGCAAGATCAGCTTTAGCACGTTGTTTTTCAAGTTTTTGATCTGCTCGTTCTTTTTTGCGTAAAGCTTTTTCAAAAAGAGCTTGATCTTTGAGTACGTTTAAATACTCTGTTTCTGAACATTTTGAAATAATACTAGCAGCGTTTTCTTCACTGTCAGCACTTTGTTCCGCATCGTAGGCAGATTTCAAAATCTCAAAAGATTTTAATTTTTCTTTAATATACAAAGCATAGGCTGATTCGTATACGTCACTTAGGTCTGTTGGATCAGTAGGCTCATTGGCATCTTCTTTATCAACATACCCCAAAATACTTGCAAGAAATTCTGCATCGTCTTCCCACATACCGAAAAAGCGCCACAAGAACTCAGGTAAGTCCATTGTTACACGAATTTGTTGTACTTTTTTAAGGAATTCTTCGCTTGAATTGGTTGCTTTAATAAGCATTGAGTAGTTGTGACCATTTGCAGGACCGCCACCCTGATTTTTATGTACCAAAGCAATATGCGCGCCTTCTTTATTAAAATTGATGTCCGTCAATCTGCGTTTAGCTTGCGGCATTATCATCTCCTAGATTTGTTGCAGTGCCGACAGCACCAATAGATAGCCCGTTAATTTCCCCGGATTTAATTAATTCCCACAGGGTATCATCCTTAACTTGTAATACTTGAAGCCATGTCCCTTGTTTAATAAGGTGTTCATCAAGTGTAAATTCTGTTGGAGCAATATAGCTTTCAACAATATCGAATGTGTCTGTTTCAACCATATGAAAAAGATTAGCTACTCCACAAAATGTATTAAAGTTGTGGCAAGCTTTAGCAATCTCTTCAGCAGAAGTGATATCACCATGAGCATCAACTTCTTCTGGAACCATTACTACAAAAGTAACTTGCTTTTTTTCTTGGTTTCTGGATTTTACAATATTCATAATTTCCTCATAATTAATAATTATAGCATAATTTTATTCAAAAATCAAGCTAGTTTAAATAAAAAGGGGCCGAAGCCCCTAATTTATGCTGAATTATCTGCATTACTGCTTGAAGTATCTCTACCAGACGGGAATTTACTTGTCCCTTCACCGGCTGTTTTCATCCCTTCTCCAGCTTTGCTGCTGTTTCCTGATAGAGCTTCCTTATCTACAGGCTCATCTATAGGTTTCGCATCTGCTCCACCCGCTGCACGTACAACATTCAGAACTTCACGATCAACTTCAACCAAACCAACAGATGCAACACGTTGCCAGTATTTCGATAATGACTCAAGGTCAACTTCTACTAGCTGGTCAATGTCCATTGTGCCCATTCTGGACACATCCCATCCATTTAATTCATATGTTTGTCTAATCAAACTACGATTTAAGACATCAGCGATATGTGCTGCAAAAGACATTGCAACTGTACCAGCAAGAGAGTTTTTAATTGATCCCAAGGCAAAAGAACCAACCGCAGATTGCCCCATTGTCAAAATGTCAGTCGATAAGGAAATCATAATCATGTTTTTATACCATTCTTTGATTTTTCCGATATCGTAAGACTTTTTACCATCTACTGAAAGTAGTTCAAGTTCAAACAAAGGTTGTTTTGTTTCAGGATCATACATTTGAGGAAGAATCATTGCTGATTGCTCATTCATCTGTAAATTTCGTAGACAATTCTCATAGTAAGCGCGAATTGCTTTTTCAGAATCTCCTGCGTCAGCAGATAGGTATTGCGGAGGTAAGTATAAAACTGGTAAACCAATCAAATCTTTAGCTACGCCAGTAGCTTCTAAATCTTCAAGGTATGTTAGATATTTCCAAGCCAAATAAGCGTCACGTAAAGGGGATTTCCCATAAGGATC